AGGAACTATATGTAATCTAAGTACTAATGCAATAACTACTGATAATAATATCAAGTGGATTTATGTTGGAAATTATCTTACTTTTATAAATGGAATAGCTCCTTATCAACAAGGAATTCAATATTCTCAGTATTCTCTTATTGAAGTAAATGGTAATTATTACATATCCCTTAATAGTGGAACATCTAGTACAACTACTATTACTTGGTATGATAAAGGTATTACATATGATAATGAAATACAATGGCAATTCTTAGGAACATATTATACACTACCTTCTAATGTAGTTCAAAGGCTTGGAGATAATTCTCCTTTCTGTAAAAGAGAATCAATCTTAAATGACAGGGCTCAAAAGTTTATTAGTAATGTTCCAAAATTGCCACAATTTACAAATATTTCAGATTTACAAGATTTCTTAATTCAACTTAGTCCATCAAATGTTCAAACCATTTTACAAACTAGTGATTATACTGTTTTAATGTATGACCTTTTGTATAATATATCACAATTTTATCCAAATTCAAATTTTTTGTATAATGTAAATTTAAATAGTTTATATCAGCCTATACTAGATCAATTCTTACCTATTTATTCAAGACCATTAATAGATTCATACTCAATATTTGTAAATGATCCAGTAGGTGATTGGATTGCACTAACTAACTTTGTAGATGTTGCTCCTATAGTACAAGTATTTGATGACTTAAAAGTATTTGAAAATTTATCAAATAAAGTACATTTAACTTTTAATGAACAACAAGAACCTATAGATACTTTTGATGTAGAATATGAAGTATTTTCAAAAGAAACATTACCATTACCAGATAATCAAACACAAGTTCTTACTTCTTCATTATCGACAGATAAAGTTGCAGTTAATGATAAAGAAATTACTACACAACATGATTGGTATTACGAAACTTTAAAATTAACAGATTCCACATCTCAATCTTTGGGTTATTCAACTAAATTAGCAGATAATTTTACTGTTACCGACCAAATTTTCTTTATCGATAGAGAAGTTGTATTGCAAGATTCAATAACAATTACTGATCCAATTGTTGTAAACTATCCCTTGTATTTTAAAGATAACAATTTAGAATTCTTAGATTACAATGATGCTAAGATAGCTAATATAATATTAGATCATTTAATACTTTCAGATTATGATAATGTAGGACAAATCAATCAAGATTTACATACTACATATCAAATAACAGACTTAGAAAGTGTAACTTATAGTGAAAATTCAAGTATTGATAATATTGAATTTAATGATGATGTATCTTCTGGTTATGGGATATATGATATTGAAACTATTTCTGATACTTCAAATATTCCCCAAATAGATTCATTCTTTACGGATACTCAATCTTTTACTGATTATGAAACTATGTCTTTGGAAGACGATCTTTTAACAGATAATGAAAATATTATTGATTATCTTACTATAATACAAATAATTAGTAAAACTGAAAACATTGTTGTATATGATAGTATAACAACATCAAGTTAAAAGGAGGTATTTTATGCAAGGCTTAGAATCTAAAACTAATTTGACAGACTCATTTTCAGCTAAGATAAAAGTTAGTGACGTTTCAGAATTCATTAAAAGCTATTTAAGTTTTAATAAGGTATTGGCTTTTGTTTCTAAAACCAAAAATAATGAATATACTATATATACGGATGAGGATTGCCAGTATTTACTTGATAATCTAAAAAAATTAGGTTTAAAAGATATAACGTTTATTTTGAACAAAACAAAAATGATTGGAGTTGTCAATGATACAAACAAATAGCTCGTTAGGGTTAAAAGGTAGAGTAACTATTCATTCTATTGATGAATTTGGGAATAAGAAACTTGAAGTAGATACTCACAACTTAGTCGTATATACGGGTAGAGAATGGTTATTACCAATGTTATTTAATATACCAAATCCATCTATATCAACTGGTTTGGGATTAGGTATATATTGGATTAGCTTTGGTTCTGGTGGTGCTCCGTCTAATAACTTATTTAGTCCAATACCACCAAGTAGTACTGATACTAGTATTACTACAGTTACAATAAATGCTAATGATACTAACTTAGCAAATTCAGGAACTATGATGCCTGTAAATAATAGTTCATATTCTAGTTCAGTAACATATCAACAGGATCCTAATCTAGGAAATAAGTATCTAATTGCTCAGGTATCTGCTCTTTTAAGTCAGACACAAGCAAATAATAATTATATAAATGAAGCGGCATTATGGATTTCAAACTCAAATAATGCAGCTACAGCAACTACTTTTGCAATGTTTGCTCATGTTACGTTTCCTAGTTTATATAAAACAAGTTCTATCCAGTTAGTGTTTAACTGGTATGTACATAGCTAAAAATTAAGGAGGAAATATATAAGATGAATGCAATATCTCCAGGTGTATATGCTACTATAATACCTTTAGCATCATACGTTCAAAGCGTCCCATCTAGTACAGGATTTATCTGTTTCTTATCAGATAAAGGTCCTGATAATGTTATGACTTTTATTGGAGGAAATCAACAATTACATCAAACATATGGAGATCCAAATATAGTTAAATATTCTTCAGCATTTGGCTCAGGTCTCTATGTAGCTGATTCATTTACAAAAGTTTCAAATTCTCTTTATGCTATGAGAGTTCTTCCTCCAGATGCAACTTATGCTAATATAGCATATTACATAATGAAAAGACAAAATATAGTTTTGAGTGAATTAAACGTACAAGTTTATTTTTCATTTGAAACTATGAGAACTTCAATACCAAATTTGACATCTACAGATGAATTAGCAACAAATTTTAGTTCACAAACTTTTACATCTTTACCAAAGTTAATTCTAATTGGAACTGATGGTGTAACTTATCAATTATCAGCTAGCAATGGAACTACTCCAACTTTAATTGCAACTCCAGTTACTGCAAGTCCAACATTACCAACCAATGGTATATATGTAGTAAATGCATCTAATGAACTATATCAAATTCAAATTAGTAATGGAGTTGTTGAGTTTGTAGATACAACAAAACAATTAGCAGCATCAGATAGTTTACCAAAATTTTATGTTAGATCTCAAGATGGAACTCAAATTTATGAAATTACTTATGCAAATTCAGCTCCATTTTATAATTTAACTAATGTTACTGCAACATATACAAATGCTCAAGCTTGGGAGTTTGTAGAACCTTTATTTGCAATATATGGTGTTGGAAGAGGTCAATATTATAATAATTATCAAATTGATTTCCAACTACCAGCAAATTTAAATTATCCACTATGTATGATAAATGAACTTAAATCTGATAACCAATATCATAACGTAGTAAACGTATATACGTCATTCAATCCACAACAATTAGATCCGAACGGTAATTCAGCTTTCATTGAAGATGTATTCAATATGAATGTTTCCGATTTAGCTGTTTCTATTTCAACAGAATCAGTAAGTGAAATAAATTCTCAAGTAATGGAATATCTAAATGCTAAAGATTCTGCGGGAAATTTTACGGTAGGTAATATAGTTTCAGTGGATTATATGTCTCAGGTTCCTCCAAGTAATCCAGTAAGTGGAACTAGATATTTTGCTTTACAAAATTCTACTGGAGCATGGTTTGGATATGATGGTAATTTACTAAGTTGGAATGCTACATCTAATACTTGGAATATTGTATCTACAGTTCCTTCAAATGTAATTATGTTTTTAACATCAAATAACACTTTCTATACACATTTAGGATTTGGAAGAACTGTAACATTTGATCCATTTACTTATGCTGTACTAGCTTATAATACACAACCTATGAACTTTACTAATGGTTCAGATGGATCTTTATTTACAAGTTCTGGAACTATAAATCCTACAGTTGCTACTCAATTACTAAGTCAAGCTTATATAGGTGTAATAGATCCGAATGTTACTAATACTGAGAATTACTATATTGATTTAGTTTTTGATGCTAATTATCCTATGGCAGTAAAGAATCAAATAGTATCTTTGGTATCTGATATACGTAGAGATTGTGTGGCTATTATGGATATTAATGATCAACCAAATGTTACTGCTGCTGTAAATCAGAAAGTTCGAAACATGTATATAGATAGTCCATATGTAGCATTGTATATGCCATTTGTTAATATCTATGATGTATATACAGGAAAGAACATTTGGATTACTCCAGTATATGTTATGGCAAATTTAATTGCAGAAAATGATAAGACCAATTATGTCTGGTATGCTGTAGCAGGTGCACAAAATGGTGTTGTTAATGGTATAAATGGACTTAGATTCAATTCATCATTATCATCTAGAGATCAAGAGTATCTAAATCAATTAAACCCAATTGTAAAATTCAATAACGGTACAATGGTATGGGGTAACTTAACAACGTGGACTCAACCAGATCCATCAGCAAATCTAAGTGTAATGAGAATGGCACTATATGTTCAGAGAGCTTTGAAACAATATTGTAATACTCAAATTTTCAATTTTGATGATCCTACTACATATGGTATTATACAAAGTGCTATAACTGTATTCTTAAATGATGTTCAAAAGAATAGAGGATTAACTGGATTTAATGTTTCGGTTTCAGCTACAGCTCAAGAATTAGCTAACAAATCTGCTGAAGTAAATGTTATCCTTTATGTAAATAATCCACTAGAGAAAATATACTTGAACTTGTTCTTATCAAATCCAGTAGCATCTGGATCATAAAAGGAGGGTAAATAAATGGCAAATGCAACAATAAATGGAGCAATATACTCCAACTTATATTCAACAAAGTTCGGTGGTACAACTGAGCCAGGTGTAGCAGATCCCTATCTTACTGGTTATGGTTGGGTATGGTTTAAAGATTTTCCATCTGAAGTAGCAAATTATACACAAGGATTAAGTCAATCACAATGTATGTCAGCTCTTACAGCTTTAGCAACTGGGTATACTTTACCAGAGGTTACATTAGGTACAACAACTCAAGAAGGATTGGGTGGTTTATCATTTTCAGTTCCAACTAAATTAGAAATTGGACATACATGTACTATAAAATTTATCGAAATGTCAGGAACCCCAATTTATAGTATTATTCATGGTTGGATTCAGTATATTAGAGATGTTAGAACTGGTCTAGCTGCAAATTTAAACGCAACTAATAAAGCTAGTTATAGTGCCTCATGTTATTTTTGGACAACTAAACCAGATGGTAAAACAATAGAAGAGGCATACCTTGTAACTGGTTTATTTCCAACAACCGATCCTATAGGTACTTTTAATACAGAAAGAGCAAGTGTTGAAAAACATGAAACAGATATTACATTTAGTTTAGATAACATTTGGCCATCATCAAGTGCTAGTAATTCTAATTTTGGAAATACCTTTATCTTGAATAATATTTCTTCTTTACAAAATACACTCCTTGAAATGAGAGATAAATGGATTAACTGGGGCGGATAATTCCGTTCTCAGTTTTTTTCTTTTTTATTACTTTTTAAGTAGAACAAATTAAAAAATTCAGGAGGTCTTTTGTGGCATTTGATATTACTTATCCAATTTACGAAGTAATTACAGTTCAAACGTTGGCAAACTATAAAATTAAAAGTATGACGTTTGCAGATGAATTAGAGCTAAGAGGAAATATTCTAGCATCTCAAAAAAGTATTGTTAATCAGTTAAATAAAGTATTATTTAAAATGATTACTGAAAAACCAGAACAGATTACTGATTATGATACTTGGTTAAAAATGACTACATTAATAGATAGAAAATCTATTGTGGCAGGATTGTATCATATCAGTTATGGAGAAAGTTATGTAGTAACTGATAGATGTCCAAATTGTGGTCATACTAATACTAGTAAGATCAATATTAATAAAACTGCCCAAGTAACTATGTATGAAGGAGAACCTTTTAGTATATTAAAAGATACTATTGAAGTAACATTACCTGTATCTAAAATTATTTGTACAGTGGGTGTTCCAACTTTACAAAATGAACTAGATGCTATGTCATATCAAATGGATGATAAGTTAGCGGAGATATCTCAAATTACTAAGAAAATGGTTATAGGTCCAGATGTCATCGAAAATACTGATGCTAAAACACTATTTACCATATCAAATGTTTTAAAAACACTACCTGCTATTGACGTTAAAACTATTGTTAACACTTTTGTTGATAAATTTAGTAAATATGATATTAAACTTCCTTATAAAGTGACATGCAGTAATTGTAAGAATATCATTACTTCAGAAATGGATTTTGTGGAGCAACTTTTTCGTGTTGTTATATAATACTCCACCAGAACAATATAAAGAAGAATGGAGTAGAAACGTAATTGAAGCACAAAAGATACTCAATGAACCAATAAGTACATTGATACACTTACCACTACGAGATGCTTTAATTAATGCTAAAATAAGACAAATGGAGGAAGATCAAAAGAATGGAGTCAATCCGCTACTATAAGAATGTTGCTCCAAATGGAGATTTTGAAAAGTTAACTAATATTAATGCTGTAGTTGATTCTATTCTTAACCTTCTTAGTATACCGAAAGGTAGTTATATTTTAAATCCAGAAATCGGAACTGAACTATACAAATATGTTTTTGACTTTAATGACCCAGTTACTTTAGCACAAGTTGATGCTGAAATAAGGAGTACATTAGAACAAGAAGATAGAATTACTGTTTTAGATGTTCAAATGTCTCCTTCTTCCATTGATCCAAAAGCGGTTCAATTTAATATAGTATTCTCTTATAACAATAACAGTCAACCAGTTTCTATTAGTTTGGTGAAGTTGAATTCTACAATAAGCTTGATATAGTTATGAATAATAGTATTATCAATACCTTTTATGCAGATGCATACTTAAATTTACTACAAAACTATGTAAATGAATATAAAGGTATCTATTGTAACTATTATCAAATAAATAAACAACAATCCAGTTATGATAGTACTTTGATTGCTAATGGTTCTTATGAGAGAGTAGGAACATTATCAGGATTAAGATTTAATAAGATTTACAATCTTATAGTTCCTGTTACTGAAGGCATTACTCCTATTTTAAATGCTACTGAACAAGGAGTTAATGCTGATTTTAAAACTTCTTTCTTATTAGCAAACTATGGGTTTCAACCTAGTATGTATGACTTTCTTGTTTTTATATCTAACAATAAAGTATTACCACCATTGTTTCAAGTTGTAAATTTTTCATTAGCATATTTACAAAATTCTCTTACTTTTTATAAGTGTGATATCATGGGAGTAGGAATACCGATTTCTACAATTGATAACTACG